CAACAACAACAACAGTCTTCTTCTTTTTCTTTCCTTTAGTAGCTGGAGCCAAATTATTTCTCATCGCAAACGAATTATAAAAAGAATGGACTCGAATACCCCAATCTAAACAAATCCAAGACAAACAGGTGAATATGACATGCAAATAAACATGTGAAGACGTTCCAAACATTAAATCTTCTTCTTCACCAAAACGTATTGCATTATCAACTGCTTCCATGATGTTTTTAGCACCAGTGAGTTTCTCAATCTCTTCAGCGCGTGGAGCTATGTCGACAATTGGATCTAACGAACCACTTTCAGACTCGTAAATCGATGAGGAGAAAGCGAACCCACATGGCGTGCCCACAGATTGGGCCAAGCCATTAATAAAAATCTCGTCATTCAAGATGTAAGGACACTGATCAATATCGACAACACGAGTAATCCAATCCTCAAGAGCGTATACAACATCTAACTCAATGTTATACATCTCTGAAAATTGAACATACGTTTCAACAGTTGGATAATCAACTACTCCACCTTGAAAACGAAATGGGTTTGTATTAGAGTTATCCACTCTTGCTTTAATCCCACGTTTTTCCCCACTATCAATGATAGCACGCATAAAGGCACCCACCACAGGAACATGACCAGCCACAGGAAGCAGGCTCTTTGCAGTTCCAAGTAGAAGGCCCTTAAACAATTTCGGACTATGTCGATTAGTATTAACGCCATATTTAGCGAGGACGCGAAAAGGATCGCTACCCCACTTGTGACGTTCGCCCAAATCCCAAAAATAACCAGAACAAAATGAATCATAATAATGATTATCATTTGAAATTACCTTAGCTTTCATGCCAAGTTCCTTATAACGATAAACAATTAAATCATCACTAATGTCCTTATTGATTGCAGCAACTCCGTCGTCACCAGCAGTGCCAATTTTGTAGTCATCCTCAGGTTCAAGTTCCAAAACAAACATATGAACGAGGTAGTTTAGCAAGTTGTTTAACAAGGTGGTCCAAAGATCACCTGATTTCCTTCCATGTTCCATTTCGACTACCAACTCATAATCCATGGTATGCCCACGAATCACATGCCAATTATCAAGAATATATTGAAATTCTTCAGGTAAACCAACAATCTTATTTTCAAGGAAATATTTCTCGAGGTCGAGCAACTGTGGTGCCAAACTGCCATCCCAATTACTCACATCATCCTCAAGGAATTTCGTGAAATTTGCGCGCATGTCTCTGTAAAAAATGCCGAGATCAATCGGCTTCGCACCAGAAGTGTAAAACCATTTTGAGTGTTTATCATGTCTTTTTGCCATTTTCTTAGATATTTGACTAAAATACTTTGAAAACTTCGCAATCAGAATCAATGAACGCACCCAAATCATACGTGATTTAAAATCACTTGGTAACTTTCCCAAATAAAGCTCTTTCTTGACAAACAACTCACACATCAAATCCTTCC